GGGATAGCCCAAGGCAACTCACTTGTTGGTACTGCGTCTAAAGATTCGCTGTGCCACCCATACGCACGCACGCGAACACGACCCAGCTGGACTGGATCGTTTCTATCTTCAACAACACCAAAGAACCAAGTGAAGTCTTCTCGACCAAGATAATCTCTCATTATTTACCTTTTGTTTCTGCATGTTTTAGAAACGACAACAAACCATTTTTTAATGCTTCTTTGGCTTTATCTTTTTGATCCACTCCATCGCTGAGGTGATCGAACTCGACTTCTTCTGAGCTAACTTTTCTTTCTTCCGCGTTTTGCTTTTGACTTTTTTGCTTTTGGTTGCTCATCTAACTGCTCCACATCATGAGTTGGGTTTTTAATTTCTTGTAGAAACTCAGGCTGCGCTTTTTTGGCAGGAGCTACTTCAGAAAGAAATTGTTTTTCTCGATCAGATCCAGGTATTGGCATTGTTATATCCTCGGTTCGTCTATGGTTGATAACGCATCCTTTGGAGCGTTTTGTTTAATCCAATTAAATACTTGCTTTTGTACTGAAGCATCTTTCTCAAAGTTTTTACCTTCTTTCTTCAGGCGCAAGTATGTGAAATCTTTTACTACAATATTACCACCCTTGCCGACAAATACCTTACCATTCTTGTCTAGTCTCGGGATTGTATTCTCTCTATTATTCAGAATAACATTAACCTGACCATCAACACCCTTTGGTAGTTTGCCTTTGACAATCTCAGACATTGTCTGGGCTGCACCCTTGTGTGTCTTCAAGAGAATATCATCAGGTACTATGCGTGGTCTTTCTTGGTTGTTCTGAACAGCAACTTCGTATTTTGTTAAGACCCAGTTTACATGAATGTCTTTAGGCTTATATCCTACAGCCTCAACCAACTTCAAAACTTCGGTCATTTGTTTTAATTCTTTTAATGTGATATCAAATACGATGTTTGGTAGTGTGCCTTTCTTGGCAGAACCTGACCGAACAACGTCATTCAACATTGAGGTTAATGAGTTTTCTTTTATTTTAAACTTCTTTGTGAACTCATGTAACTTGAATACATCAGCTGGCTTACTGAGATTCAATCCTTTTATCTCTGGATATTTACCTTTCAACTCATTAATTTTGAGGAATGCTTCTTTCCACACATCAACATCACGGACTTTAAATTTATCGCCTTCCATAAAGTTGTCTAATGCAAACCCTTTACCAGAACCTGCGCCCCCAGCAAGGAAAACGATCTGTCCATAACGCGCACCGTTATTAAACATGATCAGCTTCTCGTCAAGCTGTTGGTATTGTTCCATTAATTGCTTTTCTTTAAATGAAAGAATCATTATACTTTGAACCCTGTATCTTTGACGCACTCTAGCGTAGTTGTGTAGTTATCCCCATTAACACCTAACATCTTGTGTCGGAGTTTAGTTACTAAGTAATTGCCGCTCAGGTATTTATCTGCCTCTCCATCTTGATCTTTTGAGATTGCAGCGGCAGGTATCTTTAGAAGCAACACATCACCAACATTCAATTCACTATCACCCGCAACTACAACTTCTACCACAGTATTGAAAATGTGTTTAGAATAACCGTCAGTGACCGCTGCAGTTTCAGTTATTGTTTTTGGTAGTGGTGCTTCTGGCTGAAAGTTGGTATCTGTATCTCTACCAAAATCAGAAGTCTTTAGTCGAACAATCGAAGGTGAGTCAGATTGTCCAGGAATTTTAAAATCATGAAACGTTTTGAACCTACTGAATGCAGTATCATAAGAATAATTGACAACTCTCTTGTTTTTCTTTAACACATCAAGATGTATTGATTGTGAATTATATAACCCACCATCAAGGTTGTCTAAGAAGTCAGTTTGCTTAACAACAAGGAATGATCTTATTTTTCGCAGGTCATCATTCTCGTTAGCAGATCCTACTTCTGACGTATTGTTAGAAGGAGCGTATGCGAACATGGCGATCGGTGCTTGTGTCACAAGATTGCTTATGTTTTTGTATTGATAACCGTTAGTATTTTCGAAGAAGTTATACAGCGGAACATGATCAGCCGAGTCAGATTCATCAGCAAAGAAGTCAATAGTATCGTCGATCGTGAGGCTAGGGACAATATACTTGTGAAGTCCAACAGTCTCGTCACACTCAAACCCTTTACTCACTTGCACGCCCGCTAACTGGCTGATGTTTCGATACAAGCCTTGTAACTGGTTACTATTAAAGAACTCGTTATAAACAGCTGTGACCATATTAGAGATCAGGTTGCCGCCTTGTCTACCGAATGCTCGGTTTATTTTTCTTGATGCTGTTGAGTATGCTTCGGTGCTGATGCCAGAAATAACATATGCTTCATTTCTTTCTTCTATTCTTTGTCTATCAGTTAATTGGTATAAAGAAAACAGAAAGTTTTTGTAATCTAGGTCGTCACTATTTGATTTGAATGATACAAGAAGAAATTCGTTTCCATTAAACCCACCAAGCTCTTTGGTGTTTGGATTGCCCAATAGTGAATTGATAAGACCAACAGAGTCAGTTATTGTTACCTCACACTTCATGTAGTGTGATTCAATGTCTTGGTATATACTGAAGTCTGCTACCAACCCTTCAATATCAATAATCTGCCCAGCTCCAGATATAAGCGAGAAAGCTCGGATATCAATGTCCCCAGCCTTTCTATATCCACGCTGAGTTGGTCTTGTTGCTGTCGTCATTAAACACCATTCCTAAGAATTGTCTCAACTTCATCGCGTACTGTTTCTAGATACTTAACATCAAGCAAAGAGATATCTCTCTTATTATCATTTAATTTAATTTCATGATCATATTTAGATATGCCAGTAGCATTGTATTTGTAGGCAGCTTCGGTAGCGTTAAACGATGTCTGATCAACAACAACAGTTCGCTCTTCTATTATAGAACCGTCAAATTTAATTCTCTTTTTTGCTGGAGTCTTTACACCAGACTCATCTTTATATGTGAGAAAGATTCTGTATTCATGTATGGTGCTTTGTGCTGTCGCGATAGAACCATATTTACTAATTATGAAGTTTTCGAAGTTGTCACCAAACAATGGCCAATCAAAAATTGCATCTTCTATCTCATTGAAGTGTAGAACAAGCCATGCATATTTGGCGTTGCCATAATACTTTTCAGCAATTGTATCTGGTCTGTCACCATCTTGTATTTGATAGTTATAGAAAACTTCAGAACGCGACTTTAATTCAGAATCAATTTTAAACCTGCGAAGGATGTTCGTTAATTCAACATCGCTTCCATCATTCTTAATGTCATGCTTAGTAGTTGGGAAATAAGAAAAGTAATTTGACATTATGATTCGCCCCCAATAGAAACACCAGTTGTATTTGGGTTATCCATATCACTCTTTGTGATAATTTTTATTTCTTGGAAGTTTAATGTAACTTCAATTGACACAGGAGCACCAGTATCTTCAAAAAATAATGGAACACCTTGTGAGTTATAATTAACATCCATACCTTTCAATACAGATTTACCGATACTGTATAGGTTTGATGAGATAGCATCAGCAAAGTTTATTTGAAACTCGTCAGGATAACTGAAGGATATATTGCCAGCAAAATAATCTGGATGCATATGGTACTTAAATGTGTTGATTATTTTTTTAATCTGTTCAGACTCATCTGAGTTTCGGGCAACAAATTTGTATGTGAATGAATGCTCTCTAAATCCAACACCCTTAAACAATACAGCCATATGAGGGTTTAATGCCAACCCTTCTTTCTTACCTATTGCTTGAGCGGTAGCAGCACCAGTAATACCTGCAGTCAATGCACCGATAGCCCCACCAGCAGACGCACCGACTGCAGTTGCTGCTGCAGCTGCACCAATACCTTGTGCTTCTTTTAATGAATCGCCTTCACCACCCTTGAGCTCACTCTTCAAACCTTGAAACTTTTGTTTGAGCAGATTAGCAACATCATTCCCAGCACCAGTAGTATTTAAATCGCCTGTAATAAATGCGCCAAAGTTTCCAAGCTCAGCATTCTCATAATCTGCACCGTAAGAAACACCAAGGTTTCCTGGAATTGGGAGAATTATATTTCTTGTTACTGTGGTGGTAGGTGCTACAGAACGATTGGCTCTGTCTGTCTCAACAACGCTGAAGATCATATAATGATCATTATCCAAGGTTGATGGAAACTGTAATTGATCTTTTATTTTGGGGTTATTGAATAGTACTGCTAATGGGCTTTTAACTAAGTTACCTGTCGTCTTCTTAGCTAAGAGTTCATTGAAGTTGGCATTAATAGATATACCATTCTTACCAATCGACACACCAAACATACCTTTACCTGCAGCACCCGCTAACGATTCGAGTTTACCTTGGGCTGACGCTACGGCATCATTCTTTGCGGAAGTGAAGGCTTGTTTTAAATTGATCTTTGGCATTCTGTTTACCTTTATAAATATGGGCAAGTGTAGTGATAACTCTCTATTTATAAGGCAAATTATGGCTCAATTCTATAAAGGTAAGTATCAATGTAAGTTTCCAGAGAAGTATAAAGGTGATGCAAGTGACATAACATATCGCTCGTCATGGGAATTAAATTGTATGACATACTTTGATAAGAATCCAGATATAATTTGGTGGGTTTCAGAACCATTCCCTATCCCATACAGATCACCCATTGATGGGAAGAAACACAGATACTTTGTTGACTTTGTAATTAAGACAACCAACAAAGAAGTCATCATGATTGAAGTGAAGCCATATGGACAGACACACGCCCCCAAAGCACAGAAAAGATTAACAAAGAAGTATTTAAATGAAGTTAAAACGTGGGGAGTGAATCAGGCTAAGTGGGAAGCTGCCATGGAGTATTGTAAGGACAGAAATTGGAAGTTTCAGATTTTAACTGAAAAAGAATTGTTTAAGAAGAAGACTCCTAAATAGTATCAACAAGAGGATAAGATTATCGCTTCAGTATTTGATGACATGTTACTTAAAGGTGTGCGGCAGGGACAGATCCCAGCTCGTACACAAGCAGCACGCGACTGGTATAGAGACAAAGCTAGGAATGTGAGGAGTGCAGCAGCATATCCATCAAACATGCTTTCTGATATGGACACTAAGAAACGTGTTCTTATTGGACGCATGTATCATTTTAAATACGATCCAAAAGGATCTAAGACTCTGCCATACTACGATGCATTTCCATTGATCTTTATGGTTGGACCAGCAGCAGGTGGATTCTATGGTATCAATTTACATTACCTTCCACCACAGCTTCGAGCAAGGTTAATGGATGCGCTGTATGATGTTACAAATAACACCAAATATGATGAGTCAACTAAGTTGAAGATCTCTTATGATGTACTAAATAGTGCTTCTAAATTTAAGTTTTTTAAACCGACTTTCAAACATTATCTTTCAAGTCAGGTCAAGTCAGATTTTATTGAGATAAACTCGACTGAATGGGATACAGCATTATTTTTACCAACAGAAAGATTCCAGAAAGCCAGAAAATCGAAAGTATTCGCAGATAGCCGAAGGATGTTAAAATAATGCCATTTAGCGCAAACGACATTACCGCAAATTTCAGTAAGACTGGTGTCGCCAAGTCATCTCATTTTGACATTTACATCCACGGTAATGGTGATGGTGAACTAGAAAGAGACATGCAGTATAGAGCAGACGCCACCGAACTTCCAGGTCGGAGCATAACAACGCTTGAGCATTCTTTCAATAACTATGGACCAATTAATAAAATTGCATATGGGCAAGCATATGCAGATATTGCTGTCTCTTTTGTTTTGAGTGAAGACTTGAGAGAAAAGGAATACTTTGAGATATGGCAAGATCAGATGGTTAACACTGGTGCTTTTAATCCAAGCGGTGTTGCTCGTGAGAGATCTGCTATGAACAGTTACAATGTTCGATACTTTGATAACTACTCACGAACTATAGTGATAAGACAATATGGTGCTGCTGGTAATTTGCGGTCGATACATACATTGAATGAAGCATACCCAATAATCATAAATCCAATCGCAATGTCTTGGGGCGAAGAATCAATTATGCGAATGAATGTTACTTTCGCATACAGAAACTATCAGTGTGTATTTAATAAGTCTGATCAACCAGAGAGAGGAATGGGCGGCAGTATTAGAATTGACCGTGATGGCATTTCTGGAAGCATCAGCATTCCTGGACTTGGCAGCATTGCTGGCAGTTTCGAGAAAGGTAAAGCAAAACTTGCAAGCATCAATGCCCAAATAGGCAAAGCGAAAAACAAAGTTGCAGTGATAAGAAGTTTATTTTAAATTATTCTATATTAGGAGAATATAATGAGTTTACCCCAGTTAACATCGCCAGAGTTTGTTACAAAAGTACCATCCACTGGCAAAGAAATAACATATAGACCATTTTTAGTGAGGGAAGAAAAGATTCTTCTTATGGCGCTTGAAGGTGGTGATGAGAAAGAGATATCAAAAGCAATCACTAATATACTTACATCATGTATTCTTAGTGATGTTAAGATAGATGAGTTGGCTACATTTGATGTGGAGTTTCTTTTCTTAAAGTTGAGAGGAAAGTCTGTCGGTGAAGTAATTGAGTTGAAACTGGCTCACTCTGATCCTGATTCTAAATGTAAGCATCGGACAGAAGTTGAGATCAATTTAGACGAAATTAATGTTGTTGGTGACATCAGTGATGGGAAGATACAGCTCAATGACGAACTTGGTATAAAGTTGCGTTATGCTGGAATTAATGATGTAGATAAAATTGACTCAAAATCAACAGAGCAGATATATGATCTGGTTGTTCAGTGCGTTGACTATATCTATGACACTGAGAATGTATATGAAGACTTCACTAAAAAAGAGATGTCTGATTGGCTTGAGCAGTTAAGTACCGCACAGTTTCAGAAGATAACGAACTTCTTCGAATCATCTCCAAAGCTGTCGCATACGATTGAATGGACATGCCCAGAATGTGGTGAGAAAGATACTATTGTTCTGGAGGGAATGCAAAGTTTTTTTATGTAAGCATGGTACATGACTCGTTAGCTAATATGTACCAGTTGAACTTTGCTATGATGCAGCATCACAACTACAGTTTAACTGAGCTTGATGGTATGATACCATTTGAAAGAGAGATATATGTAACATTATTGAAGAACTTTCTCGATGAACAAGAAGAACAACAAAGAAATCAATAATAGGAGTTACAATGTCAGAAGAAAAAGAGCAGGTATTTCATCCAGCCGACACAAACGGTGATGGGAAGGTAAGTGCGGAAGAAGAAGCAATGTATCTTGAGTTTAAACGAAAAGAACTCGAAGATGCAGATGCTATGCGTGATGCACAGCGTAATATGACATGGTTCGCTTTAGGTGGATTATTATTATATCCATTCGCTGTTGTAATCGCTTCTGTAGCAGGACTCGATCAAGCGCAAGCGACATTAGGTGATATGGCTCCAACATATTTTGTTGCTGTTGCTGGTATTGTTGCTGCATTCTTTGGTTCGCAAGCAATTAGTTCTAAAAAGAAATAAGGATAAAAAATGGCTGAGAATAATCTACCTCAGATCGCTGGTGATACATTAAGATCCACCACAGACGCTAACAAAGCTGCTGCCAAACAGTCACGTGCGCTATCTAAACAGTTAGCGTTTATGAACATTGGTGCGGGTATGTTGACCAATGCGAGCATATCATTAGACAAGTATGCTAAGAGCGAGCAAAAGAAAAAGAGTCCTCTCAAGTCGTTGAAGGATATGTTCAGCCTCACAAATGTCAAGCAAAAGAGTCTCCAAGAACAGCAAGCTGATCAGATCGCGAGTAAGTTGGGTGTGACACGTGAAGAGTTAGATGTTCTACAGAAAAGAAAGGAACTTAACGAGTCACAGAAAAAGGTCGCGGATGAGTTTAGAGAAAATGCATCAAAGTATGGTGTGAATCTTGAAGGCATTAAAACCAGCTTTACAGATATGGGTGAAATGCTTCTCAATAATGAAAAAGACTCAACCGCAACATTAGAAGAAACTCTGGGTGAGACTAACGCGAAGATTATCAGTGAACTTCGTGATAGTAGTGTTGGGAGTAAGCTACAAAAGATCGAGGACAGCCGCGAGAAGGCTAGAGCAGACGCTGAGAATGCTGGTTTATTCAAAGGTATACTTCAAAATACAGAAGACATGGAAGAAGCATTAGTTAATGGCTTCAAGGGCATGCTCGATAAAATGACTGAGAAGTCTGGCAAAGGTATTGGTATTGGACTTGGTCTACTTGCCGCACCTATAATGCTGAGCATCGGTGCCATCATGGGTCTGAAAGATTCATTGGTTAATATCGCCAAGCTCGCGAAGTCATTCGCTAAGATGACTATAACTAAACCGCTTCAGGGAATGTTGAACTTCTTTAAAGGTATTGGTAAAAAGTTTGCGCCCAAACAGATGGAAAGTGGTGCGAAAGCCATCTCTAAATTCTCCACATCAATAACAAACTTCTTTAGTGGCATTTCAAAGTCATTAAATAATATGAACATCACCAGAGCATTTAAAGCTGGGATGTCGGGGTTGAAACAATTTAGAACTGCGACTGGACAATTCGGTAAGCTCGGCTTCTTTGGTAAGGTCGGCACTGCTGTTGGAAATGCTATAAAATCCTTACAGAGTTTTAAGGCTGGTTCTATAGAAAAGATCGGCAGCTTCTTTACCAGAGTCAAGGATACAGCTCAAAGGGTCTTCAAACCTATCGCTGATTTTGGAAGCAAAATTAAGGGTGTGGTTACTGGGGTTACTAATGGAGTCGGTACTGTCGGCAAATTCTTTGGTGCATTGAAAAACGCATTCATGCCTATTGCTAAGATTGCTGGAACAATAGGTCGAGTTGTTGGTAGAGCTTTCTATCCTATAACAGTCCTCATGGCAGCGTTTGATGGCATTAAAGGTTTTATGGATGGATTCGCATCACAAGATAATATACTGTCCAGTGTTATAGCTGGTATCAGTGGCGCATTCATGGGCATCATTGACGGTCTTGTTATGAAAACGCTTGATCTTATTAAGGGTCTGTTCAGTTGGATATTTGAGAAGTTGGGATTTGATGGAATCTCTGAAGCATTGGACAGCTTTTCTTTCTCTGAAATATGGCAAAGTCTGACTGTTAAGATTCAAGAAGCAATATCGGGAATCACAAACTTCTTTAGCGACCTTGTCGATTCTGGAATAAACGCAATTAAAAATTTGTTTGGGTTTGGTGATGATGAAGAAGAAACTCCTGACAATATTAAAACCGCCAAAGGAAGAAGAAGAAACAAAGAAAGTCAACGAGCACCCGCCATTGGGAAGAAGATTCCCCAAATCGATAAAGACATTCGCGACCGTCAGATCATGCAAGCCGCGAAAGCTAAGGCTGCAGCAGAGAATAATGAAGGTGCTGAGGTTAATGCTAGATCTCAAGCTGCTGCAGTATCTACGAACATAATCAGCGTAGTTGCTCCACAAACATCTAATGTGGTTCA